ACCTTCCCATAGATCGTTGACTAACATTGTAGGATATTTTTCTTGAACCTCACACCATTTTTGAAACAGTGTATATTCTTTAACATCCATACCAGACACATACGTGAGTTCTTTTATAGTTTTCTCGCGCAACTGATCGACATCTATGCTTTGATATTCAATACCAGAGTTTTGCCATTTATTCCACTGGGCTTCAACATCATCTTTAGGATCAAAACTATACGGCATTTTTCATCTGTCTCTTAACTGTTTTAATTTTTTTCTTTTGTTTTTGTTCAGCCAGTCTTATTGCAACTGGTCCAACATACTTTGTAAATTTTATTCCATTCATATGGTCAGTTTCATGTAAAAAACAACGTGCAGTCAAACCATGAAACCATTCTTTGTGAACTTCTCCGTTTTCATCTGTGTATTCAGCAAGAACTGATTTTGGTCTTTCAACTTTCATAAACATTGCAGGAAAAGACAAACAACCTTCTGTTTCTTTAATCTTTTCTTCTGAAACTTCCAATACTTTTGGATTAATACATGTAATTTGAAATTGATCGGTGCCCATGACAAATAGTCTTTTTCTTATAGCGCACTGATTAGCAGAAAGACCTATACCACCATAAATCTTCATAGTCTCTTTCATACTTCTTACCAAATCATACATCTCCTTGTTTGGTAAAGGTTCAGTATATTCTGGCATAACTTCTCTCAACATTGGATGTTTATCGGAATACACAGTTAATAGTTGAGGTTTTTCTTCTTTAAATTTTGTTATACCTTCAGAAGTATCAAGCGTTAAAACGTCACTCATAACTTTATCCTATTCTAGGTTTATCATTTATATTTTCTACAATCTTTTTGTACTCCCAATCTTCACGGGAATCACACATCAATACATTTACATCAAGCATTTCACGAAGTCCCAAAGGTAAAGGAAAAGGAACGTTCATTGTTTGTAATGAATTTTTCATAAACATTGCCAACAAGGTCTGGTAGGTCGTCACATACTTTTTCTGACACATGTAAGCTTTATTATCACCGATAGCAAAGACTCTCCAGTTTTTACTATTATATTTTGCCAAACTGAATTCTATGGCAGCACTGTTCACACCAGGATACTCGTAGTCGTTGAAATCGTCAAGCACTATTATTCCTTGGTCTACCATGTAATGGCTGAAGAATTGCAAATCACTTAGTACGGCAGAATGTTCATGGCAACCATCAATGTGTAAGAATCTTAAAGGTTTATCGAATAGTTTTTGGTTGTGTTTAAGATTGGTAGTATCTTCTATTCTCCAAACTAAATTTTCAGGTGTACCAAACTTGTTAATATTTTCCAAACATTTATCATAAACATGTTGTGGAAAAATATCATAGAGGTAAAAATTATCTTCCGATCTTTTAAAATTAGAAATAGCAATGGCACTTTTACCATAAGCTACACCAATCTCACATATTTCTCCTGGAACATTTTTTTGCATCTCTTTCAATATGCCATACATAACAATTATGTCGATAGGATAAAACCATCCTTCAACTTCTTTATCTACAACATCTCTATACCAAGTTAAGTATTCTTGAAAATTCATTTTACTATCCTAGAAAAGTTCTTCTCTTTTGCAAATCGTATCACATTCATAAACTTATCTTGTAGTATATCACCTTTGTGACTTATGACAAATAAATTTACACCCTCTAACATATGTAATAACTTCATCAATTCATCCGTACCACTAGAATCTAGTGAAGAATCGAAAGTCTCATCTAATATCAACAAATTGGTATTTGAAGAATTTTTTAACTTTGCAATCGCTCTCCATGTCAACATTAATGCCATATCGATTCTTTGTTTTTCACCTTCAGAAAAATTGTGGTAACTAAATTCATCTCGATGCCTGGACTTAATTGTTTCTTTGAAAGATTCATCCAAATTAAAATTGACAAAGAAATCTAAAGAAGCCAAATACTTGTTTACTAGTTTGTTTATAATTGGTAAGTATTGTTTTACAATTTTTGTTTTAATACCAGTATCTTTTAATAGATTAGATGCGAATTCATAATATGTTTTTTCTTCAATAAGTTCTTTCAACTCTTCCTGCATTTTATGTAATGCAGACTTCAGTTCTTTTAAAGTATCTTCCTCTTTCTGAGTACTGGTTTTATTATTTTTAAGTTCAAGTATTAAAGACTGCAATTTACTAATGTACTTGTTTATACCTGTAATCGAAGCATTCTTAGTAGCAACTTCAACTTGAATAGTTTGTATTTCTTTTTGTTTTTCTACTATGTCATTAAGTTTTTGTTGTTCTCCATTTAATTTAGATTCAAGTTCATTAAGACCTTGCTTAGACTCATTGACTTTTCCAGTAAGTGATTCAATTTCTTTTTCTTTAATCTCCAAGGCAATGGCTTGTCTACACGTTGGACAATCATCGTGATGCTGGAAAAAATCAATATCTTTGTTGAATTTGGAGATATTGTTTTCAATCTGCGTTTCAAGTTTGGATATCTTTTTAACTTTCGTTTCAATTTCCATCTTGTTCGATACGGCAGTCTGCAACTCTCCAATTCTAGTTGTGTATTCTTCAATTTCTCCATGTAGGACTTCCAAGGTGTCATTATTAGTTTGTATTTCATTCTCATACTCAGTCACCTTGGCATCAGTATCTAAATTTAATTTGTCTAAGTGTTCTTTTTTTAACTTATATTCTTGCGAACAAAGTTCAATGTCACTCTTTTTTATCGTAGAATTCTCTTTGTTCTTTGAGATTTTTTCTTTTACGATATTGTTCATCGTAGAGAAAATCTGTATGTCTAACAAATCTTCAATAATTGACCTGCGATCAGATGCAGACAATTGCATGAAGGGTGTAAACGAAGCAGAACCTAAAATTACAATTTGTGTGAACGATTTATAATTCATCTTGAGAATAAATCGTTCTAAGTAATCTTGATAATCTCTAGATGCAGCCTCTTGATTTAACAATTCATTGTTGCAATAAATTTCGAACACATTCGGTTTAATACCTCTTACAATTTTATAAGACTTGTTATTGGTATCAAAAGTAACCTCGACTACAGTTTCTTTGCCGTTAATTGAATTAACAAGATTTGGTTTATTAATATTTCTAAATGCTTTTCCGAAAAGTGCGAAGCATAAGGCATCAAGTAAAGTAGATTTACCTGAGCCATTCTCACCAACAATAAGAGTGTTAGTTTGATTGTCTAGTTTTATTTCTGTAAAACTATTGCCTGTACTTAACAGGTTTTTCCACTTGATGTTTCTAAAAAGTAACACTAGTCAGACACCTCAGTATTCAAAGCCTCAATATAAAGTTCTCTCATAAGAGTTTTCAATTTATCAGATTCAATATCGATTTCTAAATTATCAATGTACTTGGAAAGTATAGTCATCGTATCTTCAGCTTGATCTATAATGTCACTATCATCGCCGAGGATATTCTCACTGAAATCTTCAACTATAGAAAGGTCACTAAGACCAATTTTGTACAAGTTATCTAAAACATGTTCAAACAAAAAAGGATTCTGTTTATTCAAAACAATAACTTTAACATAAGAGTCTTTTAGTTTATTGTAGTCGTATTTTTTCCAAAACTCAAAATCCGTCTGTGCATCATCATATACAATCTTATTGAACATGACGAAAGTATTTTTGACAAACTGAAGTTCGCGGTTATCGGTATCAAAAATATGAAACCCTTTTGGATCATCATAATCAGACCAGGTCATTTCATAGGGTGTACCCACATAGGTAACATTGTCTGATGAAGATTTATGGTGAAAATGACCACTTAATACTATATCATACTTGGATAATGTCTTTCTGTCAAGCCCACCTTGATGAACATTGCCTCTATCCATTTCGAAACCGTCTATTTCAAAATGCCCAAAACATATTTGTGATTTACTGTTTTTTATTTTTTGAAAGATTTCTTCTTCGTTGTCGGCACACAACCAAGGTACTATATCAATGTCTACACCATCAAAATTTTCTGTATGAAATTTTTCAATCAAAAATACATTTTCATACTCGTTCAATAATAAATTTGGTGAGTTTACTTCGAGGGTATTTTTAAATGCGACATCATGATTACCAACTAAAGCGTATAGTTGTATGTTGTGTTCTTTTAATTTATCAAAGAAATATTTTCTACAGAGATAGAGTGAATTGAAATTGATAAACTTTCGACGATCAAACAAATCACCCATTTGAACGACCGTCTTAATGTCGTTCTCTATAAGGTAGGGGAAAAGTATACCATCATAAAACTTTTGGAAATATTTGTGAAAATCTAAAGAATCACCTCGAGCACCGAAGTGAGTATCACCCAATATACATAATTTCATAAATTATTCTTCTACGAAGTTGTCTATGCCTTTTGTTTTGCCTTCTTTTTTCTTTCTTTTATTCTCTTCAAAATTTTGTATGAATTCAGAAATATTATCATAGAGCTCGAACTGTTTCATATTGCCGTTCTCATCTTCATACATCTCACCTTCATCTAAAATACCAAACTGTTGTGTCGCCTTATATTTCACATACAACTGTTTCTTTTCTTTCATGATTCGGCGCAAGAAAGCATAATATATGATTTGAGTAAAATAAGCAAATGGATTATTACTTTTTGCCGGATCAAAGTTACGGAAATACATAAGGCAATTTTCTACACCATCAGAAATCATTTCATCACGGAAAGTATATGATATAAAATTAGGTTTCCTAGAAAGATGTTCCGCAATTTTCAAGAAACATTCTCCAATATAATTTGGAATAGGAGGTTCTTCAGTTTTTTCTTTTTTAGCAGTCGCACATTCTTCATGGTATTTTACCAAAGATGCTAGGAAATCTGCGTTGTTGATGTAATGATTCGATTTAGTCATAATATTGCCTGTAAAAGTGTTGACAAACGGCTTGACACATGTTAAAGTGGCGGTGTTCCGTTAGATGATTAATGTAATAGCTTTCCTTCTTTATATCGTTCTATCTCTTCTAGTTCTTCTTCAGTTAGTTCATCTTCTTCTTCAAAGTCAGTTTCCTCATCACTGTGTAACATGGTGAGTACAGATTCATTTACCATACTCTGATAGTATTCAATCAAAGAGTCTTTGGGATCAAACATAGTAATAACATCCGAATTATAGATTATAGCAGAATCTTCCTTAATGACTTCAATCGGTAACCAAGGCATCATCATAAAGACAGATTGACTTCCTTTTTCCGATGGCATCCTTTTCACTATCATTCTCATAGGGTTATTTAAAAGAATCATATCACTATCATTATCTTCTACAATAGAAGAGATTATATCTTCACCTGTTTGTAGTCTTACTATTTTTATTGTTGGTTGATTATTCATCTTTTAACTCTATGTTGTAAAATTTGTAATTGAACTTTTCGTCATCGTATATTTTACACCTTTCTATGAAATGTTTCAAGGTAAAATTAGCATGTTTACCTATTCTCATATCATCTGCTATATCGAATAACACCGCTTCTTCTTTGTTTTCTCCTTTTCTCAGTCCTCTTCCTATCGATTGTAGATTACGAATTCTTGATTTAGAAGGTGAGGCGAATATAATATTATGAAGGTTGCGGATATTAATGCCAGTACTGAAAGTCCCATAAGAAGCAACAATGATTGCGTTTCTTTCTTTTTCAGTAATTGCTCTAACCGATTCTCGTACTTCAACATCTGTGCCACCAAAGACGAAAAACACATGTCTATTTTTTGTAGACTCTTTAATAATTTCATATAATTTTTTACCATGTTTTTCAACAAATTGAAACAACAGTAAAGTATTTCCTTCTAAAGATAGTGTTAAGTTTTTTATAAATTTATTTCTTTGTTCATTTAATACAATATAATCAATTTCAGTTTGATAGTCCCACTTCTTTGATGCTTGACATACATTATCTGGGTATTTTAAAATCAAACATTTTATTCTAAAATCAGCTAACTCTTTTCTACTAATTAATTCAGAAGTAGAAGTTGCTTTATAAACTGGTCCAAATAGTCCTTCTAATACAAGTCTATGTGTTTGAGTACCATCTAAAGTACCTGTGGTTCCTATTCTATATTTAGAGTTAACGCAACCAGACAAAATAGTTGTTAAAGATTTTGCTTTGAACTGATGAGCTTCGTCACCCATAACAAAATCAAACTGTTCAAAATACTCAGGTTCATTTTTATAGATTGACTGCCAAGTAGTGATAGTCAAAAATTTATTTGTATGTTTTTCTTTACCTGAGTATTGACGGTGACAATTTGTATCAGAATCGTAACCATAACTTTCAAAGTCTTTATACATTTGTTCAACCAAAGAAGTTGTTGGAACAATTAATAGACCTTTTTGATATTCTTGACTCTGTAAGTATCTTACTATCGTATAAATTATAAGTGATTTACCTGATGCTGTTGGTGACAATAG